GTTGTTGGTGTGCCATCACCACGCAATCTGTTTGCATTTGATCCTGAGAATAATTTACCTGCTCCAATTGGCATACTTATGTCCTATAGAATTTGTTTTGGCTTTTTATTGTGTATGACATATTGTTGAATGTGCCGCCAGTTGCACCATTACAACCTATAAACCATACATCCATATATGATGCATACCATTCTTTTGAATCAAGTCCATAATAATCTGCTTTGCCTGAGAAAGGAATAGTGTGCGAATGAGGTTTATTCAATATTTCTACTGCTTCACCACTGGTAATTGGTGTATACTGTATACCACCACCATTTATTTGGAATGATTTTGTAGTAGTATTTGAAGTGTTAACAAAAGTGATACTTGCATTCACACCAAATGTTACATGATCAGTGTTAGCCACTATGCTGGTCCAACTTGGAGTATAATTGTAAGTGAATTCAAAGTCTTCTGCTAAACTGATGTCAATGAGATCGTGTCTTAAGCCTGTTGTAATTTGTCCTATACCTGTTGGTCCAAGTGCAAATATTGTTTTGGTTTGTTCCATAAATGTGCCAGGACCATATGTGTTTACTAATGCATTACCCTCTGAAGTGTATACAGGATCAACAACTACTGTGATAACATTTGCTTGACTGCTTCTTGTTCTCACTGCTTCTTGCTTGTATGCACTAACACTAACTGAATATGTGCCAGTTGTTACTTTTTCTAACTTGAATGGTGTCCACACATTTGCATCTGCTTCATTTACATCATTGATATAAGTGCTAACTATTTCTGTGGTATTGTATGCTGGTGACTCACCTGAGCCATCACCGGTAAATGTAATCTTGCTGTAATCAAATTCAACATTGCTGTTTGTGAATGCTCTAACTGCCATCCAAGCATCAGTGGTTAAATTGTATTCAGGATAGTTAGCGGCAATGTTTGCTGTGGTAGCCAAACTTGCAATACTTACATTTGCTGTTTGCAATTGACCATTACCCAAATACACATTACCTACACCTGAATCAGGATTGTTTATAATCATGTAACCAGTAACTGTTTGTGGTATTTGCATATCTACTGCGGCATATCTGTCTACAAAAGTTAGTTCATCATCTTCTACTAAATTTTCTACTGTGCCTACACCTGTGGCAAAAGGTTTGTTTGCTGTGGCTTCATATATGATATCTTCATATGTGCTTGGCAAGTGTTCTAAGCAATTGAAGTTTAGTGTTGTTTCTGCATCTTGTGAGACTCGCTCTGCAATACGCATAACTTTGAATATTTTGTTTTCCCATCCTTTGGCTCTGTCTTGTATCTTAACAAAGTCGCCTATCTCTACTTCAAATGTGCTGTAGTCTGCTTCAAAGGTTGTCATGTTAGCAACACGACTGGCTTTTAAACTGTTGTTTGCCATTTGTGCGGCTCTAGGTCTATCATTTATTGTGTTAACCTGAAAGTTCATGCCACTTGGTAATTCATTTGCTAACTGTTCTGCTGTTGGTGTTTTAACAACTAACGCATCTGCTAAGTCTTGTTGTTGCACATTGGGGAATGTTACATCAGCATAGTTGTATAAACTGTATAAGTCTGTGCTGTTGTATTGTATACCACTAATTATGTTATCACCATTGAACACAAACGCATTTGCACCTTCTGCATTGGTAATTGGCTTGTTGATTAACACTTTGAACTTGGCATTTCTGATATCATAAGTGAAACTGCCTTGTCCTGCTTCACAGATGTTGTCAATGCCTTTCTTTAATTGGTTTTGAGTGTTGATAAATCCATTTATTTGCCAACGAGGTGCTGAATATATGTCATATGCACCATAAGTGCCATAAAATGTGCCGCCTAACACATCTGTGTCACCTGTGTCAACTGCATAATAGTATGTTTCATCACAAAATGCTTTCCATGTTGCAAAATTATCAGTGTCTAAGTTGCCATCTGCTAAAACAAATTCACCATAACCCAATCTACTCACATAATCTTCTAGTGCTATTGCTGGATTAGTCAATTGATTACTTATTGTTACTGCATTTGCTTGTTTTTCTGTGTAACCTCTGGTGCCTACTTTGAATCTAAATGTGCCAAAGTCTCTGATATCAGCAGCATCATACTTGTCTACTTCAACTACAACTGTGACTAGTCCACCACCAGTGTAACTGCTTGTTCTGTTTGGAACAACTTGAGTTATTGCTCGTCTATAACTACTACCTGGCGGATAGTATGGAAATATTTGATTGTCTGCATTTGCAATATGTTGCCATGCCCAAACATTGATAACATTTGCACTACTGATGTCTACATTTGTTGACGGGTCTGCTATGTCAGATAACACTTGCACTGTGGTAGCACTACCACCATATGGTTCAGCATTGCCCATTGTAAACACATTGGCTTGCATTTCACATGTTTGTCTGTTACGATATATTTCGTATATGCCCCATGGTGGACCTAAGTCTTCTGAATCATAATCATTTATAACTTGGTCAAAACCTGTTGGATCAGTAACACTTAATGCATAGGTAACAAACACTGTGTTGGCATTTGTTTTTTGTGCATCTACTACCACACCACCTGTTACAACATTACCGTATATGCGTGGCACTCTGTTTGTGGTTGAAGGATTGACCTGTGCTCTTTCTGGTTGGTTTGCACCTGTGCTTGTATAATCATCACCACCACTAATTGTTACTTCTCTGGTAACAGGCAACATACTGGTGCCTACATCAACAGGTGCTCCACTTGCTAATGCACTGCCTGCCAATCCTCTGGTTGACTCTTCTGAGCCTGCTAATATGCTTGAAAATAATTTATTTAAATCTGCCATTAGCCAAACTCCGGTATGCCGCTAAGTGTTACTACATTATCAAATGTAGTATCTGGTGTATAATATCTTTGCCTATCTGCGGCATTTGTTTTTTGTCCGCCTAGCATTCTACCTAAGCCTGTGTATAAACTTGTGGCAGTTAGTATAAGAGTGTTAGTGCTTTCGCCTTTGAGTAAGTCAGTGTTTTCTTCTATGTTGTAATTGCTTATAACACCTTCAAAACGACGATAGTATTCTTCTACATTTCTCAAACTGCTTGATGTAAAGAATGCTTTCCATATGGTTATGCTGGCACCTTTGAATGGTTGATTTTGTATGATATCAATAAAGTCTGTGGATGCTGGTATGCCTGATATCTCTATGCTAACAGTGCCTTCTGTGGTTTTGTAATCTTCTACAAATTCACTCATGTTTAAGAAGTCACCTAATGCAGTGTATTCATCTCCTACTACTGTGATTGCAGTGTATGCATCACTTAAAAAATAATTGGTATCGCCTATGTTGAAACGCAATAAACTAACTGTGGTAAAGTCTGAACTACTAACCTGTAACTTACCACCACTTGGTATAGCAGTAGTAATTGATGCGTCCATTGAGATAGTGCTGTTACCACTGTCTACACCAAACACTGTGCCCAGTATATTGTTGTCGTAGTATACAGTTTGTCCTACTTTGGTTGTGCCTACACTAACAACAGCAATGTCTGTGGAAAACTTAGCAATTGCACCGCTAGTTGTGAGAGTTTGGGCTGTCTGACTTGGGATTCCTACAGGCATTTTTAGTCCTCAATAACTTCCATAAGTTCAAACTCTGAATCAAACTCAAGGAATCTTGCTGGTTGTAATGAAAAGTTTGGTTTCTCTAACATTTTAACTTGCCATCTAACATCTGTGCCTGCAACTATGTTAGCATTTGCAATAGTGTAACCGTTTTGTGCTATAATACCTCTGCTGAGTGGCACTAATGCTATTGTGCCTGTGCCTACAACACCTACTTGCACATCTTCAGTGACTGTGTAAGGATATTTGTAACCATTTGAGAACTGTATGTAGTCACCTTGCTTGAACAAATAATCTGTGGGAGATGTTCCTGTTAATGATGCTGTGTCTAAGAACAGTATTGTGCCTGCAAAATCATCTACAGTTAATAAGTCTAAATTTGCTTGACTTAGATCACCTTGATATTCTGTGATCCAACTTAGTCCACTATTGGTTGCACCAATGTCTATGACTTCTGCAAACACTTTGTCTAATCTGTTGATTTGTTCTAGCAATGCTCTTGCTTCTTGATATTTTTGCATAGGTGCATACTTAACAGTAAACTTAAATGGTTGTGCTGTTGCAATAACATTTGTTCTCAGTCTACCTGATCTACTCACAGTGCTACCTGCCAATTTGTTTCTGGCTATGTTTATTGTTTCTGATCTGTCTATAATATTTTGTAAACTCATATCTGTATATCCTTATCTTGGCACTCGTCTAGCACCTGCTTGGCTAACATTGTAAATAAATTCTGGGTCTCTGGCAACTAACTGTTTGAAACTTTGTGCATCTGTTGCATTGATGTTGTATGTGACATTGGTAACACCACCGCCACCTTGTCCACCACCAGCAAAGTTAGGAATGATACTTCCTGATTGACTTGGCATAAACAGTTCTGGTCCATTCTCACCTACCACTGACATTTTGTTTCCTGGTATGTAACCACCATCAGCAAAGCCAAATAAACTTTTAACTAAGTCTTTACCTTTGTCTACAACTGCACCTACAACTGAGCCAACGATGCTTCCGCCGCCACCGCCTCCGGATGATGAACCACCACCGCCACCGCCTCCTCCGCCTGAGGATACTCTGCCCATTGTGCCGCCACCACTTGATGCTGTGCTGTTACCAAACACTGCTTCATCTAAAAACTCTAAGAACTTTTGTGTAATTCTATCTGCTAAGAATCTAGCAATAACTGATTTCATGTTGTCTATGAGATCACTAAAACTTAATTTACCTGTCATTGCAAAGTCATACAGTGCATCACTCATGCCAGATGCAAAAGTGTTAAACACATCAGCACCTAACTTGGCATTGTTTGTTGCTTCATCACTGAACTCTGCAAAAGCCTCACGCCAACCAAATGCAAAACTTCTTTGATACTCTGCGTTTTGTCTAGCAACTTCTTCAATGGCTGCTCTTTCTATTTCGTGTGCGGCTCTTAGATCTTCTATCTTCTTGGCTATTTGATCTGCTTCTGCTGTAGCACTTTGTGCTCTTAAGTCTTGCTCTGCCGCCATAAGTTTGGCAATGTCATTGGCGGCCATTTTATTGAAATCATATAATTCTTCTGCAACTGCTCTTTCAACACCATATAAACCAGTGAGTGCTCTTATTTGCTCACCTTCCATTTCCAATTGTTGTCTATAACTGTCAGCGCCTGCTACTGCTTCTAGATAATATTCATTTGCAGCATCTAATGTTCTTTTTATTTCATCTTGTTTTTTCTTTTCTGCTTCAATTATTGCATCAGCGGCGGCCTGTGCGGCATCTTTCTCTTCTTCTCTTTTTCTTACCAGTGCTTCAATGGCATCTAATTGTTCTTTGCTGAGTTTTGCAAGTGTTACACCTGCTGCTTTAGCGGCTTTTTCTTGTTCTTCAAGTATTTTCTTGTCTAAAGCCCTTTCTTTTGATGTTTTTTCTAATTCAATACCACTATCTTTCAGGTTTTTGATGTAATCATCAATTGCTTTGTTGAGATCTTTGGTTGCATCTAGATTTTCATCAATATTATCAGTGGCTTTGTCTGTTTTTTTGTTTAGATCGTCTGTTGCATCTGCTTGATTTTGTATTTCAGTGCTTGTTCTTGCTGTTACAACACTTAATTCTGCTTCTGCTAGTGCTAATTTGTCTAATGTTGCAGTGAATGGTCTAACAGTTCCGCTACTAGCATCGTCCATGTCCTGCATTGTGTCATTGAATGCTTCTTGGAATGCTTCTGTGGCGTTAAATGGATCTTTTAGTGCGGCGGCAATACCTGCACCTACTGCAACTGCTGTTTTCTTAAAGTCACTGAATGCTTCTGTGACAGTAAATATAGCACCACCTAATCCATCTAGCAATGACATTGTTAATTGGACAACAGCAAGTCTAACTAATCTAATTGCTTCTCGCCCTGCAAACTTAACATCGTCCCAATGCATTATTATAAGTGCTACTGCGGCGGCTAGTGCCACAACAGCGGCTATAACAGGGTTGAAACTACTTGCTACTGTTGCGGCTACTACTGCTACTTTGTATGCACCCCAAGCGGCTATCAACACACCTAAGCCTGTTGCAAGTGGTTCAATGTTGTCTACCACAAACTGTAAACCATCGCCTACAAGTTCGCCTAGTGCTACTACTGCATCTTCATTGGCAGTGATAAAGTCTGTTAATTGAGTTGTTATTTGATTTAGTGCTGGAGCAAAGCCTTGTCCAAATGTGTCTTGTGCATTTGTAGCGGCAATGCCAAAGTTACTCATTGCAACAGATAAGTTCTTTAACCTATCTTGTGTTGCACCACCAAATTCTTTGTTGAGACCTTTTGTGAGTGCATCAGTGATCTTCTTAGCACCATCTGCTGACTTACCGAACTCGGCAACTTCTAATCTTGTGAGTCCTAATTGTTCTTCTAGTATTTTGAATACAGGCACACCACGGTCTGCTAGCCTGTTAAGTTCTTCTAAACCTAAACCACCTGACACTGTTCTACTAAACAGATCTGTGATTGCTTCTAATGAACCTAACTGGTCTGTGGTAACAGCCGCAGTGTCAGTGAATGTGGTTAACAGTGCCTGTGTTGGTTCAATACCTGCTGTTTTTAATTTTATATATGTGTTGGTTAATTCTTCAACACCAAACTGAGTTGTGGTAGCAAACTTTGATATTTCTTTGAATGCATCTGCACCGCCCTTGACTGAGCCTGTAACTGATGTGAGAGTTGTTCTTAAGTCTTCGAATCGTGCTGTTGTTTGCACAACACCTTTGAATGCAAATGCTGTTGCACCAACAGCGGCCATTGCTTTTAGTCCTACACCTAAGCCATCGGCACTTTTCTTCATGCCTCCTACTGCTTTCTCGCTTGTCTTTAAATTACGATCAAACTTACTAGTGTCTAGTTCTAAAAATACTTTTATATTCTTGGCCATTATAGTTTCCCTACCTGCTGATTGATTATTTTAGTCAATTGTGCTATAGTGGGATCACTCATTCCGTCTGGTGCTTGTCTACTCCAACCCTCATCCAATCTACCCGCATAACCATAATTTGCTTCTATGGTTGTGCCTTTGGTTTTGGTATTGTTTCTAGCATTTCCAGTGTCCTTTGGAGTGATACGCTTGAA